TTTCGAAATCCACCTCATCACCAACAACTGTCAATGTATCTGTATTTTGCATCGTTCTATCAGCCAAAGACCAAATCAAATGGTCATCCTCCGTATAAATATACAGCTTGTTGGTGTCTTTGAAGATGCTACTATTAGACAATAGTGTTTTAAGAAATTGCTTAGAAGTATCAAATTCATAATCGAATGTAAGAGCCTTTATTTTCTCCAGAGTAATCTTTGGTTTTATTAAAATTCCATCGTCATACAAATGATATGAAAATTTGACAGATTTTGATTTATATTCTAAATTATTTCTATTAACCTTGAATTGGATATCCGCAGACCCAACCATGTCCAAAAGTTTTGATAATTTCGACAATGATGGTAAATTCAGTGATACATCCATATCAAAATCACCACTCAAAGTGGACCACAAAAACATGCTCCTATCGTCCGAAGCGGCGATGGAATATATTTCATCTGTTCTTACTTCTACAATTGAAGTATCATTTATCTTAGCTAGACTTCTCAGAAACGTTTTGAAATCCTTTGACTTTAGGTTCAAGTTTGATACTTTGTTCATTTTTGTTCTTGGATTCTAACAAAGAGATAATCTTTTGCAAGAGTTTATTATTCTTTTCCAACAATTCATTTGTCTTTTTCTGCTCCGTTAAACTAAAATCAAATTCTAGCTGAGAGTCTTCCTGTTTAGGAAAATTCGGAAACATGGACCCGCTCGGACCCGGAATCGAAGTTGTCGCCGGATCTGGATAATAATGTGTTGGTATTTCTTGAACTCGTGGCGGTTCTAAATATTGTGGGGGAGGTTGGAAAGAAGGAGGGGTTGGAGCCCTTACTGCGCTTTGCACAATATTCTCCAACCCCCTCTTAATCGTTTCCGCGCCGTCAATGGCATATCCACCACCTGTAGTCGGCTTGATCCCTGTCATGGAATCTATCATTTTAGACTCCGCATAGACTGGACCAGCCAATCCTACCAGAAGACCAATATCCTCTGGATTTAATGGTTCGTATGGATCGCTCATATATTAGTCTTCTAGATCAAGTTCAGCAAGGAGTTCGTCCACATCATCATCCACTGGCTCTGGCTCAGACTTCTTACCCTTACCTTTCTTTGGTTCTTCCTTTGGAGATGGAGTATCAAAATCCATCGGAATGTCATCATCAGGATCATCATCCACAACTGTAGTCGCCTTGCGGGTGGACAACTGCTTCTTCGGTTCATTCTTCTTTTCGGAAGACTCACAGAAGAAGTGATCTTCAAGCATCTTCTCAAGTTCTTCTTTGGTTTTGACCGTGTAAACAGCCTTGAGATCATGAACTTGTTCGTATACCTTTTCGATTTCATCGTCATCCAAATCAAGTTTTGACTTAGATGTAAAGAATGAACTCTTAAAGGTTGTGAATTCACCTTGCTTCTCTGCCTTAATCTTTAGATCGGCACCATCTTTTGACAGATCAAAAATAGCGGCACCGAATTCATCGGCACGATCACCAGTCATTGCATCATCGACCAGAGATTTAATCTGATATCCCATACGGAGAATCTGAACAGTTCCATTCAGTTCTGGTGTGTGTGGATTATCTACCCAAAGGGCATTAACCAACCACTGCTCCTTGTTTGAAATAGGATTATCAAACTTGATTTTCTTACCATCCGGTCCAAGGGGAGGATTAGGGTTTGCCTTCTTCCACTCCTGATATTCCATCCAATATTGGTTGGTAATCGGGTCTTCTTCACCAAAGGTTTGGAGAGAAATTGCGGATACATACTTTCCATTTGAACGGCTTGTCCAACTATTTACGAAGTGATGAAAGAATGTGTCATCCACATTATCGACATTTGGAATTAATCGAATTGTGTATGTATGTCCTTCCGGAAACTTCATCACATTGGCGAATGAGCCGCCACCTTCTGTCTTTTTAAGAGAATCCTTAATTTTATCAAACATTGTTACATCGAATTTCTTTTTCATATTATATTTCTTATTTTTTGTTTTATTGCTCGCTATGGAGATCTATATTTAGCATTGGGATGAAATTTTACAATTTTCTAGTTTATCGGGTAAGGCCCCTTGCTCCGCCAACCAATCATAATCAGCTTCTTGAATTTTTAATTCAAAACCTAGGTTTGACAAAACCTCTTTCCAATTTATATCATGTCCTTGATCAAGGATTTTGCCATCAATATAAATACCTTCCCAATCATCATAATTCGTCACCAGTGTTAACGTCTTTGTTCTCATATCAAAATCTTGGTTTGTATACCATACTTCCAATGGGGCTAGGTCTTGCAATTTTACTTTCTTCCAATTCCTCTTCAGTCATTTTATCGATTTTTTCTCCAGACAATCTGCGAATATCAAAATCAACACTTAAAGGAACTGTTCCAGTTTCTTCCAAAATCTGCTGAGATTGTAAAGACACATGGACACAACCATTAATATGTAATCGCAAGGAAGTGATCACACCCTCGTATCCACTCGCATTATCTTTAGCATGAGATCCGAGAATGTCAACTGGGAGATATGGTGGAACTACTGTCACACCCCCTTCAATCGAGGAATCAACAATCCATCGACCTTCCAAAGGTTCTCCCGTTTTTGGACTTGTTCCTCTCGGTTGAAAATAATAATAAATATTTTCATTCTGTTCAACTTGCATGAGGGTCAACATTCCCTCTTGATTGGTTGACCTATCTTTTACATTTGTCCCAAGTTTAATCATAATATTGTTTCTAATTTTTCTTTAGCTTTCTTTCCAAATTCCTTCATTCTTTTTGATGCGTAGAATTTTTGTCTTGTTCTCTGAAAATTGACGAAGAAATTCGGAATCACGAACTCCAACAATTCAGAGTCTAGCATGGGTTTTGACATTTGCAAGGTGTGAAGTGTGTGAAAATCAATTTGATGATTTTTTAAATGTGTCACCCAACAAGGTAAGGTATGTTCTGAGTATGTCGGATAATCTGAGAATGTCAACCCCTTTTCTTTGCAGAATTTGAACACATATTTGAGGCCAGATTTTAATCGTTCAATGGATTCGTCTTTATCTGGGTCATCTAAGACGAGTGATTTTACATACTCGACATATAACTTGATAGCTTCCTTCTCTTCTATTTCCCAAGGTGGGATTGCTGCAAGAAAGTATTCTTGATTAATGTTTGGGTATTTCTGAAATATATGATTGAACCTCATCTAGAGTCTTAAAGAAATCTGGTGTTATCGTAGCAGCTTTTTTGAAATAATTTATAGATTCTATTGTAATCTTTACTATATTGCATTTATCTTCTCTAGACAAATGATCTCTACCGTTTTTGTAGCAATATTGGTCAACTCCCATGTAGATATTTTCGAAAGGTTCACAATAATCAAAATCGTGATCTTCTGGAAGTTCCAAAATTCTAATAACATAAGAATTATCATGAGATCCGAACTTACCACCGATGGTATATACTTTATTTTTTAAGGTATACTCCTTAACATCATCCAGAGATTCAAATCTTTTGATTCCAAATTCACCTGCTTCGATATTACCATTTTTATAAAATAATCCAACCGGACGCTTTCCTAATCTTATTCGAAATCCTAAATCCTTAAGTTCTTTATCTGTTAAATCTCTAACCGTTCCATCGTCAGGAATTTCTCCATTTTCGAACATCCATTCCGTTTTTCCATTCAATGGGTCCGTGACTTCTATCACATGCATTACTAATTCTTTATCCATATTATTTCCTTTTATTATTAGATCTTATCCATTTTGTGACATACTTAGAACGCGAGATGCTAGGATCAAACGCTAAGAAAACCTTCACCAATTCAAAATCACTATCCAAAGATAACATAGTCTTGGCTACATTTTTTAATTTGTCGTCTTGAAGTGTTTGAACGAATACATTTTGAACAGATAATTTCTTCCCCTTAAGATTCATTACAAATGTGCAAAAGCATAAAAATATATGATTCGATTCATCTTCGATTAAATTTGCTGATGGATCACTCATAATGAAGTATATGCTCCAAATTGTTTACATGTTTTAACCACCGAACAATAATCCTCCATCACCTCCCATGTCTTAAAATCAAAAAGAGATGATTCATCACATATAAGGAAATCAATTCTATAACCCGTTAGTTGATTTGAGTTGTCTATAGGTCCAATTTTTGGTTGCCATGTTGTGGGATATATCATTTTTGTACATGAAACATTTTTCTTTATCCACTTTCCCTTATCGTGATTGTGGGTGATATAGTGAACATTCTTTCCTTGGCGACCCAACCAAATAGCTAAAGTCGACAAATATATAGTTTTTCCTGTTCTTCTTGGTAAGTTGACATATCCCTCACCAAATCTGGTATAGTATTTATGAATATCCTTCTGATCGTTATTAATTTCATACCCATTAAACTCCTTAAAGAAATCATAAAATTCTTGATCGGGATCTTCCTTTTTAGGTGAGACAAATTCACCCAAATAAACAACACCCTCGATGGGATTCTCATCATTCCAAGCTAGGAACAACATATGTGTTAATCTCTTAACATGATCCCAATCTTTTGGTTGTTTTTCAGCTAACCATTTTCTTCCATCAGCAGAGTCAATTGAATGGGTGAATTTTAATTCTAGTCCCATAATGGCATTCTCATTATATGGATTGTTTATATGTTCTATCTCGTAAAGTTTCATTTATTTTATTATGAGGTTTGTGGTAAATCCCAAAAATTTTTCCGTCATTTGACCACCAGACGCCCACTCCCCTCCACCACCATCACACAGATTCTCTGCCATATATACAATATCAGCAGGAGAGCCTAGAGGTTTTCGAAAAGAGACGAACTTCGTGTCGGGATTGACCACGATGATAACATCCGCCTTCTGATTGTCAATCAATTCCTTCGCTATCTCATTTACCGGAAGCTTGGAAAACGTCGCCAACACCCCCCAGCCCTTGAATTCACCGGAATATAAATCGATTGTAGAAACCTCATCCCGAATCTCTTTAAAAAATCCTTCGGATATATTAATTTCAGTATCAGTAAATCCATCAAAACCGTCAAAAAATCTATCCACAAACTTATAAAAATTCCTATAACCAAATCTCCTATAAATGGCGTTTAAATACTTCGATTCTTCGTATTTCAAAATATATTCATTATAATC